TTATGCGTATGTAGTTTTATATACTGTACTTGCAAATTCATGAACAAGTTCATTGAACTCATTATAAATTTTCACCAAATGTCCATAAGTTTTGCTTTTTTCCGTTGCAAAATCATATGCTTCTTTTTCTGATGTAAACGTTAACAGCCCTACGATCAATTCTCCATTTTCCCATCCATGGATACGTACTTTATGTGTATGCCTATTGTACATGTTATTTTCCCAACTTTTTAAATACTGATTTCCAAACTTTAGCAGTTTTACATGTGTATTTATTCAAAGACCACTGATTAAATTTAACATTCAACCATGGGTGACGGTAAACATGAGTTAGAGCATGGGCAATATCTTTACTACTATTCGGGTCTGCTTTTCCTGTCCTCAACCAAGGAATTTCACTCGTCCCAATTATTGGGACTCCCTGACTGATCAGATCAGCACCTACAATATTAAAAGTTTCTGAAAAATTGCACTGCATACCAATATCCATGGATGCACAAACTTTCAGAAATTCTTCTCTTGGTGTCCATACGTGGTTAACCAGTCTATGACCACGCTCATATAAATGCGCAAACAGATGTTCTATATTACTTGCCACTGGCTGACCTTGCATTTCTACGCGACCCGCATTGACATGAAAGCGTACTCTCTTACCGAGGCTTTCCGCAAAGTCTACGGCAGCAATTGCTTGCACCAGATGATTCTTGAGCGGGCGAATTGCACCAAAACAGCCTACATTAATATAATGACTTGATTGATCAATTTTCTTTGGACTTGCGTAATTTTGTGGGTAGAAATTTGGAAGGTAGAGAACTTTCTCATTTACTTCTCTATCTGTCCAATGATGCATTGTTTTTAAGAAAATTTTAACTTCTCTGAACATTCTTGGTGCATTTACTGAAATCAACATATTTCTGATTTTTGAGTATTCACCGATCCAGTTCATCGCAATGCCTTCACCAGCCATAAATGGCATTTCACTATGTAGACGAAGAATCCAAGTTACATCTGGATGTAGCTTTTGCAGGATTTCAAACTTACTTGGAACAACCCAGAGAGCCTCAATAATTACGTGAGTAGGTTTATGTCTGTTTACGAGACTATCAATACAGTTATTGTCAATCGCAACTTCCATTGCAGATTCAATGCCAATATCATTAAGCATATCGCTTACAAAAGAGGCGGAGTTATATAACCCGGTGCTTAATCCAACGTGCTTACCATCGCGATCTTCATTGTAATTATCCTTACGTTTCAGGACAAATAAAACTTTCATTGCAGTCGTTTCCTATTGATGGCGGAGAGGGTGGGATTCGAACCCACGGTAAGGTTGCCCCTACGTCTGATTTCAAGTCAGGTGCCTTAATCCTCTCGGCCACCTCTCCGTATACGTATTTAACTGCAATAGCTGTTATCAAAATATTTTGTCTCTGAGACTCCCACCCAGATTAGGGTTCAATCACCACCCCTAGTCCCCCGCAGTTGATGCACTATCACCATGTCATTACCTACCCTCGCGACTGGGTTCATGGGTATAGGGGGCTTTCGCATTCTTTAAACTTGTCCGAACTTTGCCTTCAGTTTTTCATATTCCTTGCGATCATGCTCTTCTTGTTGCATCTTTTTCTCATTTTCTTGTTTAAGGCGATGATCGTATTCCAAATCAGTTTCAAGCCGATCACCGTAAACCTGATACGAGGGAGGGCAAGAACAATCATGGTAACAACCACAATCGTTAACTGCATTCAGACGAAGATCAGTAAACTCGGGATAATCTTTCTTGATTCGTTTAAGAGTATCAATCAGACTATCAATATGAGTTTCAACGTAAACTGTACGAGTTCTTGTATATGAAATAATTGACGATCCCCAGTTTGTTTCCCGAATAACAGGCTCACCAACGGGGCAAGTAATAATTTTCTTAGTCATGATACATCCTTAAATATGGTGGACGCAACTGGGTTCGAACCAGTAAGGCTTGCGCAGGACCGTCCCTATTACATCTCGACACCCATTCGATACGTTGGCTACGACCCAACCCAATGCTACGCCCATTAAATTTGAAAATAATATTTTTAATTTCATTTATTATCACAAAATAATAAATACAAGTGGTAATCAAAGAATTCCCGCTCTTTGAAACCCAGTCTATAGAGGAAAACTTAGGCTGTCCCACAAAGTTATTTATAGAGGAACAAGCCAATGGCAACAAAAAATAAAGTATGTTGTGTATTATGTAGAAAAGAAATCACAGCAAATAATATAAAAAATCACCACAACTCTAAAGTGTGTATCGCTCCCAAAATTCAGTCTGAATTTAACAAAGATAATAGTTGCATGTTCTGTGGTAAAATTTACAAAAATAAACTTGCAATCAGTAAACATCAACCATACTGTGTGCGTAACCCAAATCGCAGTGATAAACCGTTCAGAACAGCATCACCAATACATCGCACGGAAGAATATCGGGAATCACAACGCCAAATAAGACTCAAAAATAGTTACATATACGAAGATTCTGCATTTATAGAAAAACAAAGACAAAATTCATTGGCGTACTACACTGATCCGCTCGCACGAGAAAAAACTGCAAATGCCATGCGATTAGCAGTGCTTAATAATCCAGAATCATATTCATCAAAAAATATAGGTGGCAGAGTAAAAAGTTATGTGTTTAATGGGATGACCTTCAAAGGAACATGGGAACTCGCGTTCGCCAAATATCTGGTATCTAATAATATACCATTTATACAACCTTTATCCATACCATACATTGATGCTAATGGAAAAACTCGTCAATATTTCCCAGATTTTTTATTAACAGAAACAAACGAATATGTTGAAGTAAAAGGATTCATCAGAGACAAAGATTATTTCAAATGGAACGCAAGCGATAAACCATTATTCCTTCTAATGAAAAGTGAGATAACTCAAATAAATAATGGTGATTTCAATTTAAACAATTTGTTACTGTGGAAAGATAAATTGAATTGTTTATGTGGTGGGCGAGGAGGGATTTGAACCCCCGACCTGTCTCTTATGAGGAGATAGCTACTAACCAGACTGAGCTACTCGCCCGCACTATTATACAATCTAACCAATTGATCTACAGGAGCATTATTTTAAAAAGATTATGGTCTCAGAACTACCAAGACCATAATCTCATCAGGATTTTGTTATTCGCTTACCAGTTCGCGGCGAGCCTTCGTGTTATACGGAGTGAACTCGTACTTGTTCAGAATACGATTGGTATAGACCGGGACGACATTGCCATCCTTCATCTTCATGTACGTGAAGAGACCAGCCTTGCGAACCACTTCGCCAACGAAGGGACGACCACGACCAGCAGTGCGCTTGAAAGTATACATTTCACCGATATCCATTGTAAATCTCCATTTGTTTAGCGAAGCGACATTGCCTTGCTGATGGACTCTTATTAATTCATTGAATGGGTGCTGTCAATAACTTTTTTTCGTTTTTTTCATTTTTTTTCATTTTTTATTTTGGTGGGTGAGGTAGGATTCGAACCTACAATGTTTACCACACGGGACCCGATTTACAGTCGGGAGCAGAACATACCATATCTGCAACTCACCCTTATTTATTTTTACCACAGTAAGTGTCTGTTTGAGAATGACAATTGGGACATAACATGCGAAGATTCTCTAATTTATGATTATGAGAATTTCCATCAATGTGATCCAAATGCATAACTAAAGGGTTGCCATTCCATTCTACGATACCGCAGTTTTGGCATTTGTTCTCAAAAATTCTTTCTTTCAGTAATCTTTTTTTTAACTTAATAGTGGGATATTGAGGATGTTTGTCCTGTAAAATATCATCGAGAATAAATTTACCATTGTTGTTGCCACCGTTTTTAAACGTTAAATTAAGTCTTTGGGCGCGCCTAAAAATTGTTATAATAGGCACGCCAAATTTAACTGCCAATCTGCCAAGATATGGATCATGATTGTACGCATCAATCAGTTCAGCATCAGTAAATTTATGTTCATTATGTTTTTGTTTCATATAAAAACTCCTTCAAAGTTATTTATACAAAACGGTTTTCAAAACCAACAATTAACACACGTGGAGGAAGTTGAAACTCTGGATACATGATTCGCGGTCCACATATTTACAAACTATCGGCTTTACCTTCCCATTAACTCACAGAAACTGCTTTAGCCATCCATCAGCAAACTTTTGAACCTCTGGATCAGCATTTAAATAAAGTTTCATATCATTGATTGCATCAAGCGTATCCAAGATGTCGTCTTCATCAATCCCTGATTCCCGTAGACCGTTTAGATAAGTAGTCAGTCCATCTCCTATAGATGGATTTACCTGTTGTTCTTTCACGTTCCTCTTACTAAAGTCTACAGTAATAACATTATTCATATTTTTTCCTTGAATTATTATAAAATGGATGCCCCTTAAGGAATCGAACCTTAATTGACGGAATCAGAATCCGCTCTCTTACCGATTAGAGGAAAGGGCAATGAATAAATGGTGAAGCATGTCGGACTCGAACCGACTTTATTCCTGACTGAAAATCAGGTGACCCAACCCGTTAGCCGTATGCTCCATTATACTATCAATATCCAATACACAGAAGGGTTCCGGTTTATCAGTCCGGTGGATTTTGGCCGTTCATTTCCATGTATTGAATTTATTAAACCTGTTACGCTATTACTGCAACGTAGAGTTTGGATTTGAACCAAAACCTCCGCCCTATCTTCCCCCGAAAAGGTTATTGTCGGGCAGCGCACTACCGGATTATACTACATCTACTTTCAACGCTTGCAATCGTAGGTCGCAGTAATAGCATAACAAGTCTAAACTGATTAGAAGAAAGCTGTCCGGAATCGAACCGGCTTTCGTGCTATACCACATATCCACCACGGACCTAGTAGCTACTATAGGTTACAGCATTCATCTAATCAGTTTGGTGCGGATGGCGGGACTCGAACCCGCACGGTCAAAAGACCACAAGATTTTAATAGGCGAGGATTCCGGATTCGCACCGTCAGTCTTCCTGTTCTACGTTTTCACGCTTTCCTCGGTCTCGGGCGTCTACCAATTCCGCCACATCCGCATTAATTTTGGTATTCTTTCCACGATACGTGTCAGTTTTAGCATGACAGTTCGGGCATAACATTTTTAAGTTTTCCAACCTATGATCATGTGGGATTCCATTAACGTGATCAACTTCTAATGGTATAGGATCACCTAGCCACTCAGTAAGTCCACAAGATTCACAACGATGTTCTTTAACGTGTTCTAGTAGGAGACGCTTTCTCAGCTTATTACTCTGATATTGGGGATGGTTTCCTTCCAATATTTCCACCAAAGGAATAGCTGGGTTCTTTTTTGTAGTTCCCTTCCCAGCTTGGTTTGGATTGAATACTCCCAATCTTTTGGCATGTATCCTAAATGTACCATATTGCATTCCAAGTGAGGCGGCGGCTTTAGTAACCGAAGATGCAGTAGTCGCCGCCTCAATGATTTCTTCATCAGTTCTTTTTATTCGTGCACCCATTACATAGACTCCAAAGATTGTTTATCTCTCGTGTCTATTTATCTGTAATACACAAATACTATTATTTTCCAACAATGTCAAAGAACTAGAAAGCGTTTCCACTCTCTGTCTTACCGTTATATGACATTGTTGGGGTATTGTCAAGAAGTTTTTCAAACAATTTGGCACGTTCTGTAGGAGTCGAACCCACGCTTGCTGGGTTGGAGCCAGCCGTGCTGCCGTAACACTTAGAACGCATGGTATTTAATCAAAAAGTGACAACACCGGAATCAATCACAGGATGTTCATCATCTGTGCGATCAACCATAGTATAAGTAAATTTATAAGTGCCAAGTTCTTTAAGCATTTCTGCTACCGCGTCAAGAGAGAAATCTTTGCATGAATACAAATCAAATTTGTAATAAGAAGGCTCACCTGACCAAAAATGAATGGTCGAATGGCTGGTGGTAATTCCTACTATACCAGTTACTCCTTCATTTCCTTCATCGTCACACCATACACAAATTGGGTCAATTAATACTTTCATATCAACTGCTTCAACCAAACGGCTGAACCAATCCGCAAGGAATGTAATATACTCTGCCGCTGGGGCTTCTGCTAGGTATCCTGTAACGAGGATGTGCTTGTTAACTTGTGCCAACTCATAAAACCTTTCTTCTCAATTCTACTGTCAGACAGTTATATATTTATCATAAAATGAAAAACTACAGACACTTAGTCTGTAGTTTTTGCTGAATGTGGTACCTGGTGAAAGATGGTACCCGAGGCCAGGATTGAACTGACGACATTCTGCGTGTAAAGCAGACACTCTACCACTGAGTTACTCGGGCATTAACTAATATTATGTTTGTACTCTCTCAAGTACGTGTTACGTTTAGTAATCTTTTTGTATCTTGACCCTTGACCTTTACTACCGTGATTGTCAGTCTGAGAATGACAATTGGGACATAGAAGTCTCAAGTTTGCTGGGAGATTGTTATCGCTATTTCCATCTATATGGTCAAGATGTAATGTTAATGACTTTCCGTTCCAGCTATTACCTAATCCACAGTCTTCACAAGTTTCTCTGCGCTTCTCAACTAAATATTTCTTAAGCGTAGAAGGATCAACCCCTCCACCTTCTTCAATTCTAGGAACAGTCTGCGTTTCCCACTTATGCTTACCTTGACAAATGTTGTTACAATACTTATTATGAGTACTGCGACTCCATCTATTTTCTTTACCACATGCTAAACAATAAAATACTTTCATAGTAGACCTCTACTTTATTTAGTCTAGGTCTACTGAATTGTAATTTATGGTCGGGAATGTAGGATTCGAACCTACGGCCCCCTGCTCCCAAAGCAGGTGCGCTACCAGACTGCGCCAATCCCCGATTAAACTATTTAGAAGAACACACTTACTGACACTACATTCTAACCTTCGATCAGCGGGAAGCCATAACCCTTACCTAATGGGTGAAGTGTGTTCATCTAAAAATTCTATGTTGTTTGGTGGAGATAGTCGGATTCGAACCGACCTGAATATCCTCGGTGCAAGCGAGGCGTCCACCCCTAGCAGACCCTATCCCCATTTATCTTTTATGTATTTATCAATCTTGTCTTGTATCAAAATTTTATGTTTACTGTGCATATAATGGTGATGAGTAGGACATAAAGGAACTAAATTCTTAGGATCGTTATCATAGTGGTTCTCATTCACGTGATGAACTGCTACTACTTTATCCTCTCCACATACCACACACTCTTTAATATGATTTCGCCAAGCAATTGTCCTATATGACAGAGAATCATCATCGTAATAATTTTTCGATTTTGCCTTACCTCCAATTGAGTTGGCACATGATCTGCTGCAAAAATATTTTTCTTTGCTGGGGAAGCGTTTTTCACGCTCATTCACAGTAAACGTTTTATTACAGTTATCGCATACTACCTCATAATCACTAAGTTTTCCTAATTTTTCATCAATCCTAGAATTCTGTGCTTTTTTTAAATTTTTATAGGAATTATTTTTGGAAGGATTCTTGTCACAATGACGGGAATGATTCGCTTTATCAGTGTTCCTATCAAAATTAAATTCTAAGTTGCAATGCTTACAATTCCACATATATACTCCTATAGGAGTATTTATGCTTTGCATAAAGGTGCAATTAATTATATCTCCCCATGAAACTATTTATACATTGACAATAACACAGAAAAATTACTGTGTCAAGTAAAAAATGGCGGTCCCGGCAGGATTCGAACCTGCACTTACCCGATTAGAAGTCGGGGGCCTTATCCAGTTAGACGACGGAACCAGTTATCTTTAACATGTCCCGAATATAGCACGAATAATGCTATTGTCAAGCACTTTGTTACATTTAGTTTGGAAGTTGCGATGACTGAGTGTTAAAATCTACCGTATGCGCAACGATTGCCTGTTTAAACTTATTAAATTCAATTTCAGCAGCATTGCTTGCTTCCTGAGCAGCATCAATTGCTACTTGATGCAAATCACGAGACTTAACTAGTGCGTCTTGTAACATGCCTTTGATGCGTGTTACTTCTTCATTCGCAGCAAGTGCATCTTTATGTGCCTGCTCGTAGATACTCTTGGCATCTTTGATGACAACCTGTTCGGCTTCTTGAACAGCATCATCTACTGCAGATTCTGTTTTATTCCAGAGTGTTTCGATATTTGAAAACAATCCCATGTCAGTTTTCCTTTACTTATAACTTATCCATTATTTAGTAAAGGAAAACTGACACTATAAATTATGGTGCCCGCACGAGGATTCGAACCCCGGACCTATTCATTACAAGTGAATTGCGCTACCAACTGTGCCATACGGGCGAAATTTGGCTCCTCAGGTTGGACTCGAACCAACGACATTCGGTTTAACAGACCGATGCAACTACCACTGTGCTACTGAGGAATGAACTCTTAGTAATATTTAATCGTGTTTAGCAGTGTCGGATTATTTTTCTACACTGATAGATCAATAATCCGACTGTGCTTCGGAACACCAGAAAGTAGATACTCCATCTGACATCCGAGAATGTTGCGATTTTGGAGAATCAAATTTTCAAAGTGATTTGGGACATAAGGAATATAAAGAAGTTCCATACGGGCTTCTCTAAGTGACTTACAACCTTTCTTTTGGTTACATGGCAAACATGCAGTGACTACGTTGGACCACTCATCCTGACCACCATGGTAGCGAGGAAGAATGTGATCACGGCTAAGTTCACGGTGGTTTGCGAAATGATTACCACAATAAGCACAAATGTTACGGTCACGAGCGAACAGCGTTCGGTTCGTGAGAACGACTTTGTTGTGCTTGTTAAAATCAAATCCATGACCTTTAACAGCAATGATACTTGCCGCTTCAAGATAACTTTGTGAACCGTCGCGACGAGTACCACCACGATACTTGGCAACTACATCACCCATAGCCCATGCCACGAGGTCCTTCGCATAATACGAAATTGCTTCGTCGTGGGTGACCCACGTGCGAGGGACACCCGAAATGTCTAGTGCTAGTACTGCCAT